AATATTTACAGAATACCTAGAGCAACTAAACAAGGTAGTTGAAGATATAAATTATGCAGGTGGCCAATATTGGGGCCAGGATGAATCATTCAAGTTTCTTTCAGAAATCAACAGTTTTGATATAGAATCAGTATCACCTCAGGGAGAAGACAGAATATCTAAAGCCTCATTTACGATTACAATGAATGGGTTCGTAATACCAGACAATATACAGAAAGCTATGAGCAATTATAACACAAAAGATTATGGCAAAGTAAAAATACTAATTGCAGCAGAATCCGTCAAAACATTAGATGATATTCAAGGTGCAGCTAAAGCAGCAGACGAAAACAGTTTTACAAAACAAGAATCTGATAGTATAGACCGACAATCAGAAATGAAGAAAATGAAATAAATGGTTATTAAAGGAGAAAAAAGATGTCAACAGTAACAACAAATGAAGGTACAAAGTTTACCGAAGAAGAAATGGAACAGATCAACAGTATAAAGATAAAATACAACGAGTCGACAGTTAGTTTAGGACAAGTTGCAATTGATAAACTGTTACTAGAAGAAGAAGAATCTAGACTAGCTAAAGAATATCGTGAAGTTAGAGACAGAGAAGTAGTATTGGCTAAAGAGCTCTCTAACAAGTACGGTGTAGGCAATTTAGATTTAGAAACAGGCGTATTCATACCTGTAAAATAATTCTTTTGAGTTTGTTTCTTTATATTTATTATATGAATTAACGCGAATAGAAACATCTATTTTTACAAAGCAAGGAGATAATATATGGCTGAAAAAATAATTAGCCCTGGTGTATTTACAAGAGAAAACGACTTATCGTTTGTACAATCAGGAGTAGCAGCAATTGGAGCGGCGATAGTCGGACCAACAGTAAAAGGACCGTCTATGATACCTACATTAGTGTACTCATATTCAGAATATCAAGCATTGTTTGGTGATTCTTTTAAGTCAGGTAGTGATTACTACCAATATTTAACATCAATAACTGCAAAGGAATACTTAAAACATGGTGGACCGGCAACGATAGTTAGAGTATTGCCAGGAGCTGCTGTTTCAAACGCAACAGGTTCAAGCCATATGCAAAGAACAGCTATCGCAGGTACGGAAGCTTCAGGTGCACTTGCAGTAGTAGCAGGAGGTAGTGAAGGTGTAAGAATTAGTTACACTGCATCAGATGGCGATACTTTCTTATTCCTTTCAGAAGACGCACCATCGATCCCACAAAACAACGAGTCTGACGGAATTTATTATTTTGTTAATAGTGTAACTCCAGCTACTTTTGTTACAAACTTTATAGCTGGTAACCCTTCGGAATCAAATGGTGCTGGTATAACATTTGCAGCATTGACTGGAGATATAGCAGCTGTAGGTGCAGCAGGATTTATTGACTTTACAGGTTCAAACACACAGTACGGCCAGTTTACGGTAACTTCACACTCAGCAGTAACAGAAGCAACACCAGCAGCTGCAGGAACACACACAACTATTAATGCAACAGCATCAGTAACTGCATTAACTGTTCAGGCTGGAATTCCAAAATCAGGATCAACAGGAGATAACTTTACTGCATCACTTAAGATAAAAACAATAGGTGATGGTACAGTTATGAATAGCACACCAATTGTGGCTTCAACAGGCGTTCTATCTGTAGGCGCTAACGATTTATATACATCTAACGATGTAAAATATGGAACCAAAGATAACCTAAGATGGGAAGTATCTACAGTACTACCTAAAAAAGGTACATTCAGTCTTTTAGTTAGACGAGGTGATGATACTTCTAAGCGTAAAGTTATTTTAGAAACATGGTCAGGTTGTTCTTTAGATCCTCAAGCAAATAACTATGTAGGTAGTGTAATAGGTACTGCTTTTAATACAATGAATGCTGCAGGTACTATACCATTTATACAGCCTTCTGGTTCTTGGCCAAATAGAAGTAAATACATTTACGTCGACGAAGGTTCTGTACTTCAAACAGTTGATTATTTAGATGACAACGGTACATTAGTTGATGCAACAGCAACAGGTTCATTACCAATGTTATCATCTGGTTCATTTGGAGGTGGAAACGATGGTGATTTAAAACATCCACAGTTATTCTATCAAAACATATCACAAACAAACGTTCAAGGAGTAAATGCACTCTTAGGACAAACTGGTAACCAGGCTTATTTAGATGCGATTAACTTGTTAGCTAACCAAGATGAATTTGATATAAATCTTATTGTTTGTCCAGGTATAAACGATAACATGCATAACAACATTACAGAACAACTACTTACTATGTGCGAAAACCGTGGTGATGTGATGACAATCATTGATCCTGTACCATTTGGTAAAGAAATTGCAAACGCTGTAACAGAAGCTAATGATAAAGATTCTTCATACGGTGCAATGTATTGGCCATGGGTACAAATTGCGGACCCTCAAACAGGAAGATATGTTTGGGTACCACAATCTGTAGTAATGCCAGGAATATATGCATTCAATGATAAAGTATCAGCAGAATGGTTCGCTCCTGCAGGATTAAATAGAGGTGGACAGGAAATAGTAGTACAAGCAGAAAGAAAATTAACTCATGCTAACAGAGATGAATTATACGAAGCCAATGTTAATCCAGTAGCAACATTCCCTGGAGAAGGTGTAGTAGTTTGGGGACAGAAAACTCTTCAAAAGAAATCATCTGCATTGGATAGAGTAAACGTAAGAAGATTATTGATCAACCTTAAGAAATTTATTGCTTCTGTATCTAAGTACTTAGTATTCGAAAACAATACAGCTACAACAAGAAATAGATTCTTATCACAAGTTAACCCTTACATGGAATCAGTACAGCAACGACAAGGTCTTTATGCTTTCAAGGTAGTAATGGACGAATCAAATAACACACCGGATGTGATAGATAGAAACATCATGAAAGGTGATATATTTATTCAACCAGCTAAGGCAGCAGAATTCATCGTCATTGACTTTAATGTAATGCCAACAGGCGCAACTTTTAACGATTAATGATATTTATATTAAACAGGAGATAAATAAATGGCAAACTTAATAGACCCAACAGAAATGATGTTCACAGCCTTCGAACCGAAGGTTAAAAATAGATACGTATTTTACGTAGATGGACTTCCTTCATACTTAATTAGAAAAGCAGCAAGACCGAAGATAGTAAATGGTGATGTAACGCTTAAACACATAAACAACGAAAGACACTTAAAAGGTAGAAGTACCTGGGAAACTATTTCGTTGGAAATGTACGATCCAATCGTTCCCTCAGGTGCTCAGGCAGTTATGGAATGGGTTAGACTACATCACGAGTCAGTGACAGGTAGAAACGGATATGCAGACTTTTACAAAAAAGACTGTACAATCAATATACTTGGACCTGTAGGTGATAAAGTTGAAGAGTGGACATTGAAAGGCGCATTTATCGTAGATGCAGACTTCGGTGAAATAACATGGGAAAACGATGCTGAAGCAGCGGTAATTACTATGACATTAAGATTCGATTACGCTATCTTACAATACTAATAATATTTAAAACAGAATAATAGCCCAAAAAAACTTGGGCTATTTTTTTGTTTATATATATTTATATATACAAGTTACGTTAAACCACAATAAAGGAGCAACATTATGACAAAAGTCACAGAAGAATATCCAGGAGCTGAACTTTCAACTAGCGAGTTAAAAGATAAACTACTTCAAGATACAGAAATACAACAAATTAAAGAATCCAAATTCCCTACAGAGGTTATAGACTTACCAAGTAAGGGGTTATTATATCCTACTAGCCACCCGTTAGCATCTGGTAAAGTAGAAATGAAGTATATGACTGCGAAGGAAGAAGACATACTTACATCACAAAATCTTATTCAGAAAGGCATAGTAATTGATATGCTGTTACGCTCACTTATTATAGGTAACGGAGCAGGAAAATCAGTTAACTACGATGATTTAGTATTGGGAGATAAAAATGCAATAATGGTAGCAGCAAGAGTATTAGGTTATGG